CAGTCCAAGTATCTGATACCAGCCGTCGATACTTACAACGTAGGCGCATTCCGGCGTGAACTTGCCCCATTTACCCATTGTCTTTCGGGCATAGCGAATATCCAGGGCAGCAAAATCGGACGATCCATCACCTATGCCGGCAGTTGTCGATTGCGTCGTATAAGTGGCTGACCGATCAATAGCCAGGAATCGGAACCCGTCTTCATAATTTTCCGGGTTGACCGAGGTATAACCACCACCGGTATCACGGTGAGTTGCAGTATTATCACCGTTTATGAGCAGTTTCTCATACCCTATACGAGCAGCGATGGCCAATTCCGAACGAATCTCAGGGGCCATTGAAATTATGGCATCCTCGATCAATTCAGGTGATGTTGCTACGGCGGCCGCAAAGATACCGGCGTCGAATGTGACCTTATCCGTCGCCACATCGCTGCGAGTCAGTTGGTTCGGGTTGTTGACTGATGCTTCAGACGCAACGTATAGAGTCGCTCCGCCGGTTTTGATAGGCCAGTCAAATGGGTTTGACGGCATTTCAAAAGTCGGGATTAGCGATTCCACTGAAGGTTGCAGGCGGTATAGATCGAATAAGTTGGCCGACATGAACGTCGGCACCCATTCATCGCCCAGATTGGTTCCGGTTGAATACATCGCTTTGGCGAATTCCGGGTCGGTCTTTTCCAGCATTGCATGAAGCAGCTGAAAAGATTTCAGGTTTTGAATGTTAATCACGCCGTTAGTTTTTCCCCGGTAATAAGCATAAACCAGGACGCATATGTCGTGGACTTCCCGGAGATTCTTTATCCACATAGACCATTCACTGTCATCATATGAGACAGGCATTTGAAACAGCTTGTATGCCTTCTGCTCAATAGGTGACAATGGCCTTCCGTTGTCATCGCGTTGCATCACGATGTCTTTGGCCTCATCCAGCAATCGCCAATCATGCGCAAGCCTGTGTGCCGGCTCCTCCTGACCGAGCCTGTTTGCGGCTTTAGCTGTCTGAATGGATTTCTGTGTCTCCAGTATATCATCGCCGATTTTCTCCGTGAATCCCAGAAATTCGGCTTTGGTGATTATTCCTTCCTTCAATTGTTCATGTTTGGCTGTGATAGCCTTGAGCATATCGCCCTGCTCGGCGATATTGGCCGATAATTTTGATACTTCCCCGGACACTTCATCCAGAGCAGTACCATGTTCACCGACCAATCGCACCGACTCCTTCAACAGGTCAAGATGCTCTTTGTCGAGCGTTGCGCCCATGATAGACCCCTTCTGTTTTGATCCCCGTTTGCCCGGAGATTCTTTTGTTGGAACGGTCAGACCCAGTGATTTCACCTGCGTAAATAACGCGCCCGGATTCATCCCTGCATTGACCACTGATATTTCATATAATCGTTTTATTTCCGTAATTTTGCGTATTTCGGTTTCTTCGTCAATTTCATATTTGTTAATTGAGAACCCGACGGATAATGCATCAAGAACACCCGCCTCAATCATCATGATAACGTCTTTCCCCTGGCTGGTTGGCAGGACCGGCCCTTCAACCCATAAACCGTGTTCTTTGATTTCCGCTCTGTCCCATTTACCAATTGGCACAGCATACCAATCATGCATAAACAGCATTGTGCCACGCTTTAGAAAATCATCAAGCACTGGTATAAATGCACTTGGTTCTATAATATCATTGGCTTCATCAAGCTCGTCAGTTGAGGCCCACCCTTCAATACGCACCGATCCGTCGGGAAGGGAGCTTGCCTTCAGAGACATCGGGATAGCTTTGTAGATTACATTTTTATCATATTTGCCGAGACATGTAGCAACAGCGGCCACGTCTCCACTATCTACTTCAGCATCTACAAAATATGATGTTACGTCTATCGCTTGTTTATTCATAGCCTTACTCCACTACAGGTTCAATTGCACAGTAACAGTTTATGATATTGCCGGGCTGCCCGGCTGGATCGCCGGGATACTTCAGCATATCGCCGCCGATATCAAACGGTTTACCGACAAGAACTTCCTGACCGTCAGCCGCCGTGTGTTCCGGCCGCGATGTGGCCAGAAAAGCCGAACTCCAGCGAACGTGTGTGGCCCCCGCTTCTTTATAGCCGGCCATATGACCACCGTTCACCAGCCCGTTCATCTCTGTCTTGGCAATTGTATGAGCACGGGTTTTGCTGAATTCCTTGTATTTCTTACGCAACTGCCCCTCTATTTCAGAGAGCGACAAGCCTTCCTCATACCCGCGTGTCAGGATTTTCAATATCTGTCTGTAGGTACTCTCATTGATTGTCTCTATCTGTTTCTGGAATGTCTCAATCATAGTCGATACGAGGGGATTGTTCACGTTGAAGGCAGCCGTAACACCAACCTCGCTCATTCCGTGCATGGCGGCCTCGATAATGAGCGACCGTACAACCGGGTCGGTTATTTCTGTAAGAAAAGTATTCTCGGCGGTGATATCGAATATCAGCTTAACATTATCATCGCCCACTCCCTTGCCGTTCAGCATATTGGTGAACAGGTGCGCTCTGCTGACCTTGCCGTTGACCGTAATCTCATCAAGATTTCTCAATACCCTGTCAAGCTGCTGGTTGAAATAGACCCGGAAAACACCTTCCAGTGAACGCTGATTGCGTTTGACTGTTTTGAAATGTTCCAGCCATTTATTGTATTTGATATTGTCCGTATCCGATTTAACGGTTATCAGCTTTTCGCTTTCTTCATTGCTTTCGGGCTGTACGGAAAATGGGTTGGCCTGGGGGATTCTCAATTCGTCTGCGACCGGTTCGTCGAAAGCCTCAAGGCCAGCTTTGTCGCGGGCTTCATTTATCGTCATCCAGCCGCCCTGTACTGCTATCGTTACTCGCTTATATGTCTCATTCTCGTCCGGTTGCAGGGCCTTAATCCGGCTGGTATCAAATTTCAAGCGCAGGCGTTCACCGTATTGAGGGACAAGTTGTATATTCATATAACCGACTATAATTCGCTGCATCGGCAGGATCGTATTCTCCCAGAGGAATCGTTTCTGTGCTTCGGCATTGGCATAATTTGCATATTCGTACACACCCGCGAAGACCGGCGGACAACCGAGAACTGCAAGGATTTCCTCGCGCGTCATCTTGTAAAGCGTATCGACTATAAGGTCTTTCAGGGGGGGAGTAATACTTTGATATTTCAGACCACTACCGAGAATGCCAATCCGATGTTCGCTTCCTACACCCTGATGAACGGCATTCCATTCCTTGCGCGTTTCTTTTGCCGCCAGAGGGTCAACCTGTTGTTCGGTTATCAGGATACCGGATGGCACCGCACTGTTACGGAAGTAATTTTTAATAAATCGCCGATGGTGGTAGTTGGTCAGAATCCCTGTCTTGACCGGCTCAATCGGCGATTGTCCATAGTATTCGTGCAGGTTATTCGGCATACGCAGATGGATAATCTCATCAGGGGGAAATAGATGTTCATGCGTTCCTCGTGTCACGAGATAACCGATTATTCCATCGCGATTAGCCTTAACCTTCACATATTGAGAATTCAGATGATAGATTTCATTGGCGCTTTTATCAAAGGCCAGATAGGCGTCACTTGTCATCAATGATAATACCAGTCGCCACAACAGCACATCCATCGGCTCATATGGATTCGGTCTCTGTGTTAAATCATACAGCGGCCCGCCCCGCATATTTTCCCAATCGATATCACCATCTGTTGTCGTTTGTTGCTGTGCTATAAGGGGAGCCGCCGACAGGTTCTTGCCCAGAACATGAGCACCTACATAGGCCCAGGGTTCAATTTGAATTGAGCGTGCTATGGCCTTAGGATCATGTTGCCGCGACAAAGCTGAACCTTCCTGGCCGGCCGGGAAGGTAAATAGCCCCGCCGGATTCGCTTTCAATATCTTAATCCAGGCCCGGATATTGGCGCGTCGCTGATGCCAATTGACTATTCTGGAGAACAAATTCATTTAAGAATTTCCTTGAACATGTCAGTATACATACGACCTACTACATCATAGCTATAATGCCGTTGTACCCAGGACCGTGATCGCTCGGCCAGTTTGGGATAACTTCCGAGTTCGCCTCTAATCGCCCTGCCTAACTGCTCCTGCAATGTCTCCGGCGTTATATTGATTATGCCACATTCGGGATCATGGAACCCCCCTCGTTCCCGGTGATCCCTCGCTTTTTCGCTTATAAAACTGAAGGTCGGTACACCCATGCTGCAGGCTTCGAGTGCCGATCTGCCAAACGTGCCGAGGCAATCGTCCATATTCTGGTAATACCACCAGCATAGTCGCATTTCGGCGAGATGTTCAACCCAGGGAATAGGCTTGCGCTTCATTGTCAAATAACAGCCGTTGGCGTTGCTGTCAATCGCCTCTTGCAGCAGGGCTATATCGCGGTCGTAATAATCACGGTCCGGGTTATAACAGCCGATTGAATTGCCATTTCTCTCATCATAAGGTGCCGGCGTTAGACTTTCTGTATCTATGGCATGGGGAATGAATTCAGTCTTTTCGTGTTGCCAATGAAAACATGGGTCTTCTACAATACACCGCACGCCAGTTGCTTCCAGCCGATTGGTGACTCTCTCGTGGTGTTTGCGGAAAGCGGAGCCGGCAAAGGTTGATGACTTGATCTTATGAACGGGCAATCGCACGGGTTCTGCGAATTGTTTACTTCTCACCCCCTGGTTATAGAAAACCGGGAACTCGCAATTCCACAAATGCACAAGGTCGGCCTTTTCAAATAATTCGGTGATCTGCTCATATTGTGGTGTCTCTGAAAACCTGATCGGTTTGCCGAGGATATTGCATAGAATATCCGTCGGATAATGCCAGGGATGTTCCCAGAATACAATATGTCGTGCCTCGATTTCGCCGACATGATTAATGGCACGCACCGCTTCATAAGTACTATTGGCCCAATCAGTCAGGCCCACGAATATGACAAGAGGTTTAGTCATCTTCAACCTCAACAACATCAATCCTTGCATATCCTTCGGGATCAATATCAATCGAAAGAACTCTAAATGCTCTTCCTAATAATGTCATTATGCTTTTATGGCTAATTTCAAAAACCATCTTACTTTCTGCTTCTGGTGGTATTGCACGAGGATCATGCACATTAGCTCCCCATATTGTTGTTCTGCTTCCCGTTACTTCCTTCATTTCTTCCTTCCTTACGTTATCGCCGCTGATAATACTTGTGATAAAGTCTTATTCATTGCTTTTTATCTCTTCATATTCGATATACGGGCAACTGTCTGAATCGATTTTGTCTGGGACAATAAACCGGAGTATTTTGAATGTTCGACCTTCTAATTCCCCAAGCAGAGCAATTGTTACTGTAACGTTGATATCTCCCGATTGTAAGATTAAAGATTCACGTAAATATAACTTGTTCATTTCTTCCTTCCTTACGTTATCAGCGAACCGCTTGCTATCATGGATGATGCTATCCTTTCATAGTTGTCCGCGTGAAAATGGTGGTCGGCCTGCGCACCCTCATCCCAAATATATTTGAATTTTTCTTCATCAAACACACGGGTTGAGGCAAGCATTTGCTTTACAAAATCGCCTCCATCCGCGTGACGCCAGTCTTTTGGTATTTCCACTTGTTTGTTTATATAGGCCGCATAGGATTCGTCAAGCGATGCTGTCCGGTTTACATGAATTGTCCGGTTGGCATGATTGACATTGACCAAAATATCCGCGCTGTCTGTTTTGCTGTAGAAGGCCCGATACCAGCCCCTATGTTCACGACACCATTTTTCCGCAGAATGAGTTTGAGGCAGAGCGTCTATCACCCCCCGGCGTATATGATACCGCTCGCATATCTGATGCAGATCGTCCCAATCACGGGCCGTACCAATAAATATCTTCCGGCGTTTGTTGTTGCTGTATATTGATATATGCAAGTGCAGCCGGCCACCAACATCTACGCCGGCAACTATATTGGGGATATCTTTATCATCCTCAGGATTAATCATTGTGTTCGGGGGCATGGTATAATCGGCTCGACAGGCAGACAGAATCGCCATTGTCAGTTTACTCCCGGCAGCCTCAAAATTCAGCGCAAGCCGATTATTATAAAAAATCTGCAGTAGTGTTGGATTCCCCTGAGCCTCTTTCCAATAGCCCATTGTCTCTTGAATTATTGGGCGTTCTTTATCAAAATCATTTCCCGGCGCGCCGAATAATCGGTCAACAATATAACCGCGTATTGGTCTGTCTCTGTATTCGGGAACCCATTCACCGGGGGCAAGCCTGTCAAGCGTGCCACTACAGGACGAGCAGACCGGGTTGGGGTCCGATCTGCTCTTTTTTACGCCTGAGACAAGGGGAGAATGAGAGGTATCTCTGAACAACCATTCACCGTTATCGTCCTGTCTAACGAAATGGGTGAACCAGTCAAGATATTGCCATTGATTGCAATGCGGACATTTGAGCATCCAATGCCGCATATCGCTATTTTTGTATTCGGCGTCAATGCCATAATCCGAAATCGAAGGGTTTCCGACCTTGCGCCAGGTCTGATTCTCGGCGGCACCAATACGATCCATTGCCAAACCGATATTCCCTGGGTTGCATTTATTGTATTCATCGAATATCAGCACATCGGCGTCAAACTCATAAAAGTTATCCGGTGACCGACTGCCTACGAAGTTCCAGTTTCCCCTGAATATGGTTTTAAGAGAACGGGAATCCACCGCCTTGCGGCTGTTGCGACAGTTTTTGCGATAAAGGGGAGTAGCCCCGATAATCGGGTCTATCCGGGTCGATACCAAGCGATTGCGCACAGGATCGGTCGGCAGGACATACATCCCGTTCTTCCCTTGAATACCCCATGCAAACAGCATCAGAAACAGCATTTCCGTGACGCCTATTTTCGATGCTTTGGGGATAACCATTTGTTCAGAGTTATCCTTCAGGATATCTAACATCCAGAGCCGATTATCAAACCGGAGCTTTTCGCCTCGTGCGTTCCGGTGAAACCAGGTTGCCAGATGAAGAACCGGCCAGTCAGCCGTCCTTCGGTAAGCGGCTTTTCGTGCTTTCGATCTTGATACCTGAGCCGGTTCCGTTAGAATGGCTGAAGATAGCTCTGAGGTTTCGGTCAAGATGTTCTGCCTCACGCTCGTTTCCATTCGTTCCTACGAATAACTGGACAATATAGTCCGTTTCATTTTGGGGCATATTTCCCAGAAGCGTATCTTCATATTGCAATACCGCCAATAGATCACGTATAGTGGGCTTGAGTTTCTTCTTTTTCTCAATCTCCGCCATGATCTGTTTTTTCAATTTGCGAACGATATTGATGTTTGAGAATTCGCTGGCGAGGATTTCTTTGTCAACGCGTTTGCGCAGTTCTTTTTTGAGGTTGGCGGCCCTCTGTTTCCAGTTCTCTTTGCGAGCGATGATGTCCATCGATTGGCGCAAAATGTTGAATTTCTCAGCGGTCGCCTGCACCGAGAATCCGTTATGACAGTATTCCTGGAAATACTGCTCTTTTTCGACGGCGGTATGCAGGTGTCTTGGTCTTGGCATATCCAACTCCAACTACTACACGACATAGTAATTGCAAACATTGTGCAAAGTCAAGCATAAAAGATTTCCCATTGTAAAAAAATTGCTAACATTATGCAAGACTTTGCATTGCGCTGAGGGGGCAGTAGGGCCGCGTGGCGGCATTTTCTTTGTTTCGGGGTATGGTGAGACCTTTTTTTCTCACAAACCCCGTCTACCCCCCTTGTCCTTCGCTGAAGTTGATTTTAGAAACCCCACCGGAAGATATCCGGCAGGGTTTAGATGGGAAATGACTCACTAAAAGAGATAGGTATTGTCGTCTATCAGATCATAGGCACTGCTTACCCTCCATTTGAGCCTGAGCTAAGGTTCTTCAGTTATCCGACGGCGTATGTCGGGCATATTCTTAATTAGCCGGTTTTCCTTTCGCCTTACCCTCCAAAATAAAATTGCCTTTCGGCCTTTTGGACCTGAGCTATAAGTTCTTCAGTTATCCGACGGCGTATGTCGGGCATATTCTTAATTAGCCGGTTTTCCTTTCGCCGGGCCGTCTTTTTGCCTCTGGTCATACAGCGTTTCACTTCTTATCCTCCATGTAAACAGGATCAATGCGCGGCCCACCGTTTTCCTGTGAACCGCGCTTAACGGCTGCCCATTTAATAATCCTTAGTTCGTTTTCATCAAACCACCGGGCTTCCTGAACTGCGCCATCTTTCAATTTGGTTGGCTGAACTGCGATTCGCCTGCAACCGTTCAGGTAGGTGGTTGCTGCCGTGACAAGCCCGGAAAATCCCTTAACAAATAAATGCCTCACAGTATCACCTGGTTGAATTTTCTGTGTCTTGCTCATGTTTTGGTTCCTTTCTCAATGCGCTTTACTTCGGTCAATTACCTCACCAGGGTTGTAGAGCATACGGAAGGCTTACGGCCAGTGAGATAATACACGTCATAGTTATAACAGATCCCACGACAAGAAGTGGTGCAAACAACCACCACTTCTCGTAACCCCAATCCCATCTCGCCCCCACCTTGGGTCCGGCCCAAATAAGACCCACCCCCAAACAGGAGAATATAACCTTGGAAATAATAACAGTCACGGCCTCCTCGTATATCTGTCGTAGCAGCCGCTATCTTCGTTACCGCCGATTGCCCCATTTCGAGGGCCTGTTGAGTCACGACAGCCCAGTCAGTTGAATCGTTCATTTCTTGATCATTGTGCTTCATTTTTGCTTCGGTCAATTACCTCACCGTTCTCCATAATTTCCCTGCAGATATCATCACGAAGTTTTTTTGTATTTTCGGGAAACAATGGTCTTAATGCAACATCCCTAAATCGCTCCCTAACAATCCGACACGCTCGTTCCCGCTCACTTCCGTGGCTTTTCCCCCTCTCAATCTTTGCCACTCGATCTTGAACACTCATCACATGCCTCCTTCTTTTCTCAAAAGTTAAGGTTCTATTTTGATTTGATTATTTCACCTACGCCCTCAAAATCACCATTCGGGCCGGTTCTAATCTTGTCTTTGTAATACTGCTCTTCTTCTTCGGCTGTCATATAGCTCTCGTAAGGCTTGAATTTGGAGTTTGGTTTGTCGTCTATTTCACGGTTGAGCCAGGCTCCCGTGAATCGTGACCATCCCTGTTTGCTTTTCTTTCCCTTCTGAGGGTTAGCAATAAGCCAGAGTCGTATTTTCCTGATTTGGAATCGCAACCACATATCAGTAGAGGACTCATGTTGTCCGGTATAGCCCCGATCATCTTTTGCGATTGCCGCCAATTCGATTATGCGTTGCCGGCCTTCTTTTGATTTGACCCATTGATCGAATTCAATTTGGGGTCGGTTTCGGACTTTCTCTTCTCTTCTCTTCTCTTCTCTAGTTATGTCTGGTTGAATTATGTTAGTTGCCGACGTTTCGACGAATTTTCGTCGGTTCTTCGACATTCCGGCTTCTTTAAGTCGTTGATTTTTCTCGTAGTTACGAATTTGCAGGGTAATGACCCTGCCTTTTTGGAGTAAACCAACTTTGCCAT